TTACTATGAAAACAAATAAAAAAACTTACTTAACTTGGGAAGAATACTATCAAGATGTACCCATTCCGACAGAATGGCAGAATGTATCTTATAGCAATGATGAATTTCCTAGTTTTGAATTTAATGGCTACCACATCTGGATTAATTCGCCTTTACTTAGAGAAAGAAAAGAGAATTATTTAGGTTTTGGGCATGAGGATTTATCTAACTTTGAAGATTGGAGATACGCAGTCACATTGGTAGATGAATATGGAGATGGAGAAAAGTCAGAAGAACTTATCACATCAGATTTTAACGAAGTTTTAGAGTATGTTAATAAGGAGAACAAATAATGACAGACTATTACAAACCAAATAAAAGTAATGAATTTATAAATTACTTTGAAGCTACTGACGATTTAGTAGCAATGTATTTAGTAGACAAAGGTTTTGCGTCTACTAGAACACCTGAAATGAGCAAAGCCATAGACCAAATGCACAAAGCAATATCTTTGCTTGATGGCAGAAACACAGAGTTAGTTAAGAAACTGTTTCCAGAAATGGTCGCAGTTGCTCAACTATACGCTGATATATTTCCAGACTGTAAGTCATGGAAGGAGGACGAGCAATGAGCTTGTCCTTCACTATCACACTACAAACAGAGCCGACTGGACAGAATGAATTTGATCTTGAGATAACTGAAAATTATGAAGGAGACAAATGGCATGTTGCTGTCTTTATACGACTGGCCGAAAATAATTACGAACATTGGGAAACTGTTGGGCTAGATACTCAAGCAGAATTATTCAATTACATAAGAAAACTACAAAACTCGGAGGACTAAATATGAGCATACCTACAGAAACAGAGCGTAAAGAAATCGCAGAAGAATTAAACAGACATTATGGGGGTTTTGAAATAACAGCAGACCACATATACAACGCAGTCATTTTAGAAAATTACACTCCAGACAGTCCAGGTTGGGCAGGAGATATGGCGTTGGTCGTTCATGGAGAGTCATGTTTTAAAGATATTCTTTACAGAATAGATGACAAATGGACATGGATTGAAAGCATGAACGAAGGCAGTTATGACTGTAAAAAAGAATTAATTTAGGAGAACAAATGCCACAATTTACCAAAGAAGAATTACATTTATTGAAACTGTGTTTTGATATAAACGCTGGAGATTTTTATGCGAGACGCAGTTTGTTCCCAGAATGGTTGAAAGAGGATCTAAATCTTACGATCAGGGACACAGAAAAATTATTTAAAAGTATAGAACGCAAATTTAAATCGCAAAAGGAGGACGCATGATAACTATATATAGATACATCAATGATATATCTTTAAATGGCAAAGAGTATTTGCTTGATGAAGAAAACCAAGTATTAAAATTTACTAATGAAAAACAAGCTCTTAATTTTTTATCTGATGGTGGAGTAGAAGCCAAAGACGAAGAAGAATTAGAGGATTATGGAATTTATCTAGAGAGAGAGGAGGAAGCATGAAAAATAAAATGACGCCAGTTGAAGCTGTAAATGTGATCGAGAAGAAACTATTTGACAATCGAGCAAAACCATATACTGAAGAAGACGCACAAATTGACAATGCCTGGGATATTATTAAACTTCGTTTGGATCTTACAGATGAAGAATTTAATATAATCTTTGGAGAAAAATACTAATGGAAGTAATTATTTGGAATAAAGGAGTTCAAGGCGTTGAATATTATTGTGATAGTTGCAAGGAACAAGTACCAGAAGAAGAAGGTCTTTGGGTAAATGGCGAAATGACTAGACCGCATGAATATCCAAAAGCATTTTGTCGAGCTTGTTATATGAAAACAAGTAGGAATGTAAACAATGGCGAGTAAAAAATTAAAGATAAACGATTTAATAAACAATCCATCACATTACAACACTGGAGATATAGAGTGTATCGAAGCAATTCAATCCTCAATGACCACTAGACAATTTCAAGGTTATCTTAAAGGTAATGTTATGAAATATGTCTGGCGTCATGAATACAAAGGAAAAATGTTAGATGATTTGCGCAAAGCAAGATGGTATTTAAATAAATTAATCGCAACACATGAGGATAATTTAAGTGATGATTAAATATAAGATAGAAGAAAACGCAATTTGTGGCTACGAAGAAGATAAAATGGTATCAATACTTTTAATCTCTGATCCAGTAGCTAGATCCAAAAGAATAGTACAGCTCGCAGAAGGTGGAGAGTTAAAAAATTAATCTTCTTCTGTTTCCCACTCGCAAATTAATTCTAACAATTGCTCCGGGTCGATAAGTATTCCTTGAGAATTACTTTCTTCCAGATAATCTTTTATTTTTTGTATTGTCATCTTCGTCCTCTATTATTCTAGCTTCTCCATCTATTGATCTAATTTGATTTTCTTCCATGAGTTGTTGCAATCTATTCTCTAGTTCTTCTCTACTCATAGAGTCAATCTTGCCAAAGCGCACTTCCTTTCTATCAACCATAAGACCACCTAATTTTGCTCTGGCAATCTCCGCATTTACTGCAGGCCCATAAGAGCCATCAGCCGCAGCTGCATCTCTGATTGTTGCTAACTTCCCGGCTACATTCTCAAAAGTAATATCATACTTCTTCCTTTGCAAAGATTTCATATCCCTAATCCTCTCCTGGACATGAGAATATTCTTCATTGTTCATCATACGACTTGCAATAACTTCTGGATTTTTAAACCCAGCTCTAAAAGCACATTCACTTTGATTGAGATCCTGATAAACCATAAGGTTTACAAAGACCTCTTGCATTTTAGTTAGTTTCTTTTTTGGTTTTGCCATCTACTACAAATCTCCAGTCTTCATCAAACATGCAGTGTCTAATTGCACCATCTTTCATCTGATACAAGAACTGCATGTCCAACAATTGTATTACTTTTCCTTGATTAACTCTATTGTAAGTGTACTCAGTATGAATAATCTCATCGTTCAGCTCTGGCCTTTTGCTTTTCCTTTGCATTCAATCTCCTATTCACACCTACTCTTATATTTTCTAAAGTTTTATCCGACAAAGTGCCGTTGTACCTTATCTTTGTACCTACCATTTATTTCTACAAGGATGCTCATCAGCTCCCATCTTGATAGTGTTAGCTCCTTGAAATACTTCATCAAATATATGCATAGCATTACACCCATGTTCAGCTTCAAATTTATTTTTGCATTCTTGCAAACTTAAATTTTTATTGTTCAGATAATCATCTAAACAATCTATTGCTTTGTCTTCTATCTCCATGTATAGCTCTTTTACTTTTCCCATTTTTACCTCACTGTTTTATTAATTATATTAAGAAAGAAAAAGGGAGTGGGAATGTGGGATTTATCCCCACTCTTTCCCTTCTTATAGAAGTGCACAACCGCACAACTGCACAACCCAATAAACATAAGGGTTTCAGCGTACGCTGTGCGCATGTGCAGGCATGTGCACTTGCACAACTGCACAATCGTTAAGTCATTGATTTTATTGACTTTTTTCAGACGCTGTGCAAAATCGCCAATTAGCGTTGCACAACCGTTTTTTAGCTTAATCATGACAAAAACACGACATACTATCGTCCTCAAATAGATCCAACATCTTAGGATTTTTTGCCTCATCAACGAGCTCAATGTAGGGCGGCCTATCAGATCGAAAGGTTGCGCCAGACTCATTACCAAATCTATTCTCCTGGGCAATCCACCAATCTGCTAGATCAGGTCGTTCCTTCATCAAGGCATTGAGAGTTTTGCGTCCCTTTAAGAAACACAAGTCACAATTACCAGCTACTGTTTGACCATTGATTGTCGGCAATCTCAAATCAAAGTTAGCTTTCTGCCAAAATTCTAATACCTCATCTATCCCATGCTTTGCCTCATACATAGGCATAAGATTTTCCCAACGCTCTTTAGTCGAAGCATTACGCGACGAGGTTACACGCTTCGGCTCGTCATATCGCAAACCAAGGATATTGTCCCAGTATTTGTAGCCTTTAATCTTCCACATGAAGTCTTTCATTCTTCTAATCTTCATCTCAGCTGTGCAAAATCTAGCAACTGGGTTAGGTAGATACGCCCTTCTGTCTAATAAAGCAGCGAAGGGCTCGCCATTTCTAGAAGCTGACTCATAGTTCACTATTTTTGTACGATATATCGGCCTCTCATCGCCTATCTCTAGCTCTAACCAAGTTATATCTACGCCCCAGTGTTCGCCACAATCTCTGACAAAGTCCAAAGTTTCAGGCATTTCTTTACCAGTGTTTGCAAAAGTTACATGCACATCTTCCGGGAGGACACCATCGTGAGCGTCTACTATCTGCTTCAACATGAAGCCAGATGTTCTACCACCAGAGAAACTAATCAATGCGGGGCCTTCTATTTTGTATGAGTTTCTCATACTTCGTTACCCCAAGCGTCCCAACCATCAAAGTTTTTTCTAGCAAACAACTCTATCTTAGGTAGATCTTTGCACATTGTTTCTATTCTTCTTCTAATCTCATGAGGCTTTTCACTGTGTTTAGTTCTTGCTTCAAAGCAAAGACCTTTAACATCATCTCGATCTTTAATATTTTTTAATTTACCTTTCATGCCAATCAAACAAATCTCTGTTGATTTCAATACATAAGGAGAAAAGTTAAAACATATTTGTGGGGGAAAAGTATTTGGATATTCTTTGACCCAAGTAAAACCAATTGTTCTGTAAGTAAAACCCCAAGACTCAATTACTTCTATGCCTTCTTTCAAATGTGAGTCAACTACCCACATGAAAAGAATACAATCATCGTCAGCAATATCTTGAACTGGCAAATCTTTTATATCTTTGCCTTTCATTGTGTCGTAGTGATCTTCCAAGCTATGTGTAAAGCCACGATTTTCTTGATGAATACGACTGTTAAATTGCCAAGGAGGATCAGCGTAAATGATATTGTATTTTTTCTTTGGGAAAGCAATCATAAATAAATCCTAACAGTTATTCCCAAGGTTTCTTACCTTTATTATCAAATCGATAGTGCCAAGTTTGCTTTCCAGGAATAGCATGAGTCTTAACTATATCGCCCAAATATTTTTGCACATGACTGACTGCGTATCTTGCAGCTCGTTCGCCACTAGGTAAATTGTTTTCTTTCAATGCTTGTCTTGCCAATAGTTCTAGTTCTTGTCTTGTATAAAAAGTAATTCTATCCATAGCGTCTGCTACCTTCTGAGCAATCTCTACTTCGTCAGGACCCTCGTCAAAGTCAACCATGTCCCAATTACCTTTCTCAAAATCAAATCTAGCCAAGTGAGTATCAGGCTCTCTTGCGTTTCGAGCTTCATAAAACATAGTGACATTTGGCTTTTGTCCCATGAGTTTGATACCTGAGTCCATCCATCCGGCAAAAGCAGAACCACCACGCGCTGACATAAACGAAGCATCGTCAGCTCTTTCTTTACCAGTATGATGGGCGATGATTACTGCGACGCCAAAGAGTTCAATCAAACGATCTACTCTAGATAATAAATTATGTATCTCCTGATTACTGTTTTCTTCGCCATCAAAGAAGTTAATGATAGGGTCAATCATCACAATATCTGGCTGATGATATTCAATACTTCTAGCAATGCCATCAATATCTTTATCTCTCATCAAGTTCTTTCTCAATCTACCAGTCGGTATCAAGTTAGCATGTCCCATCGCCATTAATTCTGGGTCGTGCATGTAAGGTTGATAGTAAGTATCTATTCTATTTTTTAAAAACTCCTGGATAATCTCTGCTTGTAGCCACATGACTTTACAAGGACGCGTAAAAGGTTTACCCATAAACGATTGTCCGGTTGTGGCTGCCGCGGCAAAACCACCAAGCCAATGCGACTTACCTATC